TGTACCTGAAAGGCCAGAGTAATAAGCAGTTGGCTGACTTCCTGCTCAACCGTGAAGAGCAGTGTATGGTTATCGCCGACAGTGCCGAGCCTAAAAGTATTGCAGATATTAAGGGCTATGGTGTCAACATTGTCGGGGCTATTAAGCGTAAAGAGAAAACCGGTAAAGAAGAGACGTACAATCAATGGGCTATTGCGCAAGTGCAAAACTATAAAAAAATTAGTGTCACTGAGCGGTCACTGAACTTATTGAAAGAGTATCGCAACTATGTGTGGGCACAAGATAAGGACGGCACGTATCTAAAGGAACCAGAGACTACCGCAGATCACTTACTCGACCCGGTTAAGTACTGCGTGGTGTCTTTGATTAGCCCGATATCTACTGGTGTAACCGTCACCACCCCATCCTACAACGGCTACAACCGCCTAGCCCCGAAAGCCACGGTCACACACCCACCTATCCCCGGTGTACGAGTTATGCCCACTATCCCGCGACGCTAATGTTGAATTGTTTGCAGAATTGTGTGGTATAGTATTTTTACATGATTGGCTCTATCTATAAAGACAAGCACAACGTCTCGTCGTACCAACCGACTAAAGAAGTGCTCGAGCTGACTAAGCAAGTGCGTGATGGCTACAAGCAAGGCCACGAGATACTTCACCGCGAGTGGGTTGAACTCAATAACTACAGCGTTATCGGCCGCATGAATAAAGACCAGTTGGTCTTTAACTCGTTTGTCGATGAGTCAGTTGAAGACCCCCGTGAAGCGTGGAAGTGGCGCGGTACGCGAGGCCAAGCGCGTAAGAATACGATGGCAATGCACGCGCAGCTTACCGCGCAGTATGTGCTGCCGAGCGTGTTCGCCCAGAATGAAGCGCAAGAGTTAGACCGTGAGATGTCTGATGTGGCACACGACCTGCTCGAGTGGATGGCAATTAATTCTAACTATCGTTCGTCGTTCTTGCTCGCTACGATGGGTATGCTCGTGAATCCGGTAACGTACTTGGGTGCGGAGTATAACGAGGTATATCAGAAGGTAAAGGCACCAAATGAAGACGGCTCGTTTACCGTTAAGGAAATACTTGATGAAGAACTGTCTGGCTTCAATGCACCGGTCTATTCTGCCGACCAGATTTTGATAACGAACGCGTACGAGCAGAACATCCAGCGCCAGAAGTGGGTGATTAGGCGGCGCTTTATGGAGTATGAGGAAGCGATGGCGATGTACGGTAGTCACGACAATTTCACGTTCGTGAACAAGGGTGTGCAGTCACTGTATAGCGATGACGATGGCCTGTTTTATGACATACGTGACGATAATCACCCGGGTATGGTTGAGGAAGTTATTGCCTACTGCCGGCGCGATGACCTCGAGGTGGTGTTTGTAAATGGTGTTTACATGGGTGACGTTAACGTAGACGCTAACTCGATTAAGCACCGTGACAACCGTAACGCCCCTCGCGTACCAATTACACCATTTGGTTACGAGCGTATTGGCGAGCACTTCTTTTACTTTAAGTCACTGGTCAATACCGTTGGCTGGGATCATGTGCTGCTCGACCGCATGTACGAGATTGTGATGAATAAGGAGATTTTGAACTTGCTCCCACCCCTCGCGTTCTCTGGTGTCGATAAGATTGACACTGAAGTCATTGTACCTGGCAGTATGATATCGTCTGATAATCCCGAGTTCAAGGCATCAGCGATTATTCCACCTACAAATACTGCGCCGGCTTATGCTGCTATGCGTGATATCCAAGCGTCTATGGATGACGCATCGGTATCCGCATTACAGCGTGGACAGTTGCCCGACCCGAATCAGAAAGCCTACTCAGTGGCTACTGCTAACCAGAACGCTGAGATTCTGTTGTCTTCAGCTATGAAGTCGCTGGGTGAGTCAGTAATGCGCTACGGTATGCTCATGCTCGACATCGGCCTTATGCACCTTACGGTAGCACAGGTTGATGAGATAACCGGTAAGCCGAAATACCGCACGTTTATCCTCGAAGATCAGTCAGTCGATGGCCGGCGCGTAGACAAGAAGATTATGTTTGATGAAGCGCTTATTGGCCGGCGCATGAGCGAGAAGCAGCGGGCAGAGGAGGCGGTGAAGTTGTATGAGCAGACGATGAAAAAAGAGGGCAAGGAGTCTATTTACCGCGTGAACCCACACTTGTGGAGTAAGATGCGCTATATGTGCCGCATTGAGCCGGACGCTATGCTGCCGAAAAACGCAGCGTTTGAGAAGGCACAAGCGGAGCGTATGTATGCGCTCCTGCGCAAAGACCCACTTGTGTCGCCCGAGGTATTAGTACGCAAGCTCATCAGTACACATTACCGAGGTGAAGAAAATGATTTTATGCCTCAGCGCATCCTAGACGCGCAGCAGCAGGCAATGGCTGCCGAGCCACCGGAGGCAGAGGTTTCTGTACCCGCCCCGCGTGCTCCCGCACCAGCGGTGTTATAAATTAATTAGTATTGTATGGCTAAAGAAAAAGTAGAGGCACCAAAGGCAGTTGATGCATTCGGTGAGTTCGAGATGGTTAACCAGGGTAAGTATGATCGTGCGGTAGCGATTGTCGGCAATACCGACGACAAGCGTGCGATTCTCGCCGCTTATGATTCACTTGGTGGTTATATTCGTTACCAGAACAGCAAGGTAATGACCGGTGGTTTCTGGGACTTTAAGAACAAGCGACCGCATGAGAATCCAGCGCCTCGCGTACTGCGCCGACAGGCCGCGGTAGTTGAGGAAACGGTAGAGGTCGCTGAGGTCGAGTCAGTAGATACACCGAAGCGTGGCCGAGGTAAGAAGGCAGAGGAGACTGAGGAAACTGAATAATGCTAAAAAAGCGGATAGTAGAGTGGCTCGGTGGGTACTACCCACCAGTAGATAAGCACGACATTCTCGATGAGCGTGTTGCTGCGCTTTTCCACACTATCCGTAAAACTGACCTACTCCGGTGCGAACAGGGGGTGTGGTATAGTGGAGACAGAGAGTTGACAGACCACGAAATCCGTCAAATAAAAGCGGAAGCCCGTGTGCTGCTCAATTCAAGATTGTGGCAAGTCTTGGTAGATGATGTTGAGTACCATGCGTACCGTACCATCTTTACCAAGTCGCGCACTGAAATAGACTTGATTGGCGGTAAAATGCTGAAAGTCTACTTGGATATTCACAAAACGAGGTTACAAGAATTGAGTGTGTAGTTTGGCCCGGGGACTCTTGTGAGTCTCTCGCCAAGCTACACACCGTAGCTCACTACTGCGCAAGCAGATGTCTACGCGGACTTTAAGCGCGATGTCTATGGATACTACAAAAGACCAGACTTCAGAGGAACAGGTAACTACTGCAACAGACACTACTGAAGAACAGGGTGCTGAAGAGCAGGAAAGCCAAAACGAAGGTGGTGAACAAGCCACCAAGGAACCTTTACAAAAAGATTACAAGTCTGCTTACGAGGACTTGCAGAAAAAAATTGCAGGTGATGCGTTTCGGTTTCGCAAAGAGAAGCGGGTAGAAAAGTCTGATGATGCTGATGAGGCAGATGCAGATGATGACCGCCCGCTGACTCGAAGCGAAATGCAGAAACTACTTGACGAGCGCGAACAAAAGATTGTCCGCCAGAGTTCCACTAAGGAAGCCATTACCCTCGCTCGCTCGTTCACTGATAACGACGATGAGGCTAAGTATGCCGCTGCCTTGTGGGAGCATGTCACACTGCCGTTCGACACGATGGAAGAGCAAATGCGCTTCATTATCGGTGGTATGAACGCAGAGCGACTACTGGCACAAAAGTCTGAGTTAGTACGCGCGGTACAGAGTAAGACAATGGCACGTAAAGATACTGCCACATCTACTCGTGACGCTCAAGTATCAACCGCACCTAAGATTGATTCGCAAGTAAAAGCCGCACTTGAACGCACCGGATTTAAGTACGAAGCGCCGAAAAAGGCTTGGGTTAAGACCCTCGCTAACGGTCGCAAGATGTTTAATGACGGTAAGGGCAAGAAGTGGTTCGAGTAGACAGACTTGTAGTCACAACCTAATGACTACAAAATATGTCAGCACGTGATCTTCGCGTCGTTGGGCCTTCTTTCAATAAGGAGTACCGCGTCGCTTCTGGTGCCACCGCTATCAACGCTGGTGAGCCAGTAAACAGTCTCGCTACCCTCACCTCGGGTGCTGCGTCTGTGAACACCGTAGTTGTATTGACTGACGGTAAGCCTGTTATCGGTACGGATAACTTTATTGGTATTGCTGCTTCAGCAGGAACTCATACCGCAAGTGCTGCGGGTCGTGTTGCTGTAAGTCGCATTTACCCATCAATTACTGAGATTTGGGGTAAGGCTAAGTCAGCCGCTGCCATTGACACTGATGCAGAATTGCTCGGTATTCTTGGTGACGCAGTACTCTTCGACCTTACTTCGTCTGTTTACACCATTGACCAGGCTGCTGCTGCTAACACTTCAGGTCTTACTATTGTGGATGGCAATATCCTCAAGGGTGAGTTGGGTGTAACGGTAGACGCACGGGCTATGCGTGTCACTATCAGCTAATTAATCTAAGTCAAATATGCAACCTACAGGCGGACACACTGGTGGACTTTCACCAGACGCAGTACAGACTGAGATTGACGCAATCATCTTCGAGACCGAAGCTGAGCGCTCAAATCAGCCATCGTACGTTGGCGCACCTAACGGCACCTTCTTTAAGCAGGGAACTACCGATCTTCGGAAGTTTATCTGGGACGAGGATGCTGGTGTACCTAACGTCGATGAAGTAGCAGAGCAAGAGCAAGTACCACAGGTAAACACTTTCATCGGTAACACCAAGGAAGTGTCACTCACCAAGAACACTAACGACTTGCCAGTCTCATGGGAGGCTTTCAAGGTCGGTGGTATTGGTGCTGAGAAGCGTTCACGTCTCGGTAAGCAGATTGCAGATGCAGTTGTGCGCACCCGTGACGAGAAGGCAATGGTACGTACCTACGGCGATGCTTTTAACGGAACCTATTACACTACCCCAGATGGTGATGCACTGGCTTCAAACAGCCACACCACCCTGCGTGGCGATAACGTAGACAACCTCGAGACTGGTGCTCTTTCACCAGACACTCTCTGGGCTGGCTTTGTGTCACTTCAGACGCAGCTTGGGCAGCACGGTTCTGTTAACGGTTACCTGCCAGCTGGCGTGCTTACCTGCTCTACACAGTACAAGAAGCTCAAGGAAATTATGAACTCAGAGGCTATCGCTGACAGTGCTGAGAACAACCTCAACATCTTTGAGACCGACTACGGTCGTGTTTCAATCGGTCAGTCACCATTCCTCAACAGTGCTGCTGACACTGGTACGTACAAGGCAACTGCGGTTCACCTTGTCTCTGAACAGCACAGCATCATGCGTAAGGTATTCTCTGGCCTCGAGACCTACATGATTCCACCAGAGTACACCACCACTCACAGTTACGTGATGCGCTACCTTTTCGATGAGGTATCGTTCCCCGGCACTTGGGCTGGTTACGTTGGTCTCCAGGGCGCTTAATGATTACTAACTAACCAATCAGACTATGTTTGATCTAAAAACAATCGTGACCGCTGCCGTAACTGCGCTTGTCGTATGCGGAGTTGTCATGCTGGTTGGTGGTAATCAGCCAGGCGTGGGAGGTGAGACACGGTTTCCGAACAGTGATATGACTGTTCAGACCATCAGTACTACTGGTGAGGTGCAGCGCTTCGGCTCTCGCTCTACTCGCAATGTCATGTACATCGGCGCAGTGGACGGGTGCGCTGCCGTGTTCTTTAACGCTTCAAACACACAAACGGTACAGGCGACTTCAACCGCGTTCTGTAACAACTAATTGTGCCTCGATACTGCTCCTTTACGGGAGCAGTAATCGGGACATAATCCCCCCGATTTACTACATGGACGCATATCAATACATTTCAACCGCTACGACCACTAACGTGTTCATAGGCCAGGGTAAACTAAAGAAAATCATCCTTGGTGAGACTGCCGCTGGCACAATTACCATCTACGATGAAGTGGCTGGTGGTACTACTAAGGTAGTTGCGGTGCTCAAAGCCAGCATCACTGA